ACAACGGAAAGCAGACAGGTCATAATCAAAATAAAGATGAATGGAGCTATCAAACTTAATTCCGCCCCGCTTGGTCGGTGCGTAGTAACCCATAGGATCGACAAACTGAACATCACCCTTATCACCAAGCGTTTTAGCATGCTCAGAGAATTGAATTGGGCGACCAAGAAGGAACCCGCCAGGTGCATTCTTAAAGCCAGAATTAGGCGGCGTCCAAATTGGCTGTGAGCCGATCTGCAAAGTCATAATTTCTGGCAAAACATCTGAATTGACAATCCAGTGAGCGCGTCCGGGGTTTAAGTTGCGCGCATACATCTTAGCGATGTTTTTAGCTACAACACTATCCGCAGCCTGACCGCTTTCTTTTGCAATAGAAACCAGAGCATCAGAACCAAAGTATCCTTTAGGCTTACCAACCCCGTCACCATACATAATAGCATCAGTGGCTTTCCAACGGATTGCTTCTGGCGCTTTTACCCGTAGTCGAGATTCCAAACGAGGCGCATCTTCAAGAAGCTCTTCCGTCGCAGTGACAAAAGCAAACATCTTGTGAAGCTTAACCTCACGACCTTGAGTTTCCATGCGTGACGGATCAAATTTTGATGCCTCAGACGCCCACTTGGCTTGAATACCCGTTGATCCCCATGGCGTCGTTTCGTCAGCAAGCATCTGGACAGAGTTTGAATCTGTTGGCTCACTGTCAACCATAGAGAGTAGATCATCTTCCACAAAGACCAGATCCCAGATCTTATCCCGGAAAGACGGAGGAACCATATACCCATCAGAAGACCCGCCTTCGCGATGGAAATTGGCCGGGGTAGCAAGCCGCTCGTCAATAGAGCGTCCCGCAGGGTTCATTGCATCGCGAACACATGTCGCGAACTCTGCAATACCACCAGAAAAGCCGCCGTCGTCATCGCCTTTGGGTGTTGGCTCAATAGACGGACGGGAGGCTTCTGTAGCGCGCCCATTCGAAGAACCCAGAGCCTCACCGCGAGAGGCAACAGCTTCTTTGAGGTCGATCTTTTTCTTTGTTTTGTCAAAATCAGACATAAGATCAGCGACTTGCTTTTCTTCGTCTTCCGTCAGGTCCCGACCTTCTTTGTCAGCTAGGTCCAGGATAGCGTTTGCGTCGGCGTTAAGCTGCACGAGCGCGGCCCGCAGTTCAGCGAGAGTTTCCATAGCATATACTCCTTGCTCGGATGGTGCCACTCAGAGGTGGCGGGCGTTCAGCGCAACATGCGCCTTTAATGCTCGAGTGCGTCGAGCCTTTTTCGGGGGTTGTTTTTCCCGAATTTCTTGAATTGTCTCTGTGTGATGAGCGATGCCGTCAATTAAGCCATGGCTTAGGGCTTCTTCTGCACGAAACATGCGTCCGTCAGCGATTTCATTTAGCGTCTCAGAACTGATCGCGCGTCCCTTTAAGATAGTTTCCTTAAATTCTTTAAAGATCCCATCGACACTATTCTGCAAGTGATTAATGTGGCTATCTGTGACCTCTGTACCTTCAAGGCCCAAACTTTTAAACTCGCCCGTGTCGATAGGGATAGCCTTTACCCCTGCATCTTTAAACGCTTGAGAGAAGTCATAAATGGCCATTCTCACACCAATTGACCCGATCTCGCTATCGCCACTTGCAATAATTCTTGTCGCTTGGCTGGCAACCCAATAACAGGCAGAGGCACACATGCCGTCAACCTGAGCGATTACAGGTTTTACATCAGCGGCAGCGGCAACAGTATCGGCAAGGTATTGTGTACCCGCCACAGTCCCGCCGGGGCTATCACACATCAACATAATGGTATCAATTTCGGGGTCATTCGCCGAAGCGATGACAGCCTGTGCAATAGATATACTGCTAGAGAATCCGAAATATCGAGTAAGATAGCTCTCGTTTTTAATAATCGGGCCAGACACACTGACAATAGCGGTGTGACCATCGCGGACAACAGGAAGACCAGAGCGCTGCGAATCATCAACAGTTCGTATACCAGCTTGGAAATTACTCATTAATAAAGGGATGCCAGACATAAACCCCTTAAAGGCCATTTCATTCACAGCCCAATATTGAGAAGTCATATTAATCGGCATCATCTTTTCCTTTCGTGGAGGCTTTTTGACCGCTACCACCTTCTTTATAAGCCTGCTCAACGCTAACCATGTTCATCGGCACCATTCTTAAATCGCCTTCGGGGCCAATCGGGTTTTCATCCTCTAACTCAAGAATACGATTAACTGACATAGCCCCGGTGCTAAACATGCTCTGATAGAACTCGCCTCGGCTCTTTGAATCACCCCTAAGCAATGCTTTAAGGTTCATCTTTGTGAATAATCGTCCAGGTTCGTTATTTTTGAAGAGCTTCAAATCAGCTTCTTCCTCGAAGGTAACGACCCAAGGAACGATGCAGTCATCAACAACCTCTTGGCTTTGCTGTTCAATGTTTGAAAAGGTTGCCCTTGTAAGCTCTGCCAGCTTATGAGGTGGCATTTGAAACCATCTGGCGATTTCTGTTATCTGAAACTGTCTAGATGAGAGAAATTGCGCGTCTTCTGGTGGGATGCCGATTGTTTTAAACGACATACCCTCCTCAAGAATAGCCACCTTATGCGACCGATTTACGCCTTTGTGTTTTGATTCCCAGCTTTCTTTAAGCCGTCTAGCCGCATCATCACCAAGCTTCCCAGGATGCTCAAGAACACCGCCCGGATTTGCGCCATTACCAAAGAAAGCAGAGCCGTATTTCTCCATGGCCGCACTGAGAGACAAACTATCTCTAGCTAATCTGACGGGGCTATACCCCATCAACCCGTCGTAAGAGAGGCCCTTAACGTGATACACCTTATCAGCCGACAAGATAGTATTTGGCTGACGCTCATTACTGATTTCATAAATCAGTCTGTTTCGTGAATCTCTGTCGGGGTTAACCCGGTGAGGCTCGATAGGCCAAATAGCCTCAACATCCCCATTTCGGCGCGTTTCAATCTCGCCGTAACCGTTCCCCCAAAGCAATACATGTGCGCTCAACGTTTTACGGAAAGTGCGCGTTCCCATTTCTGGGTTGGGTCGGAAAGAAAGAACGTGATGCAATCGGTGGTCGGATTGTAGGGTTCTTTTACCGTCTTCTTTCTCGTAAACACCCCATGGGACGACAGAAACCTTATTCGATATAAAATTTACGGCTGCCCATACTGCTGAAAAATTAAGTGCTGTAGCTTCTGTGACATTGATCCCCGCAATCGGGGGTGCTGATACAAAAGGCTCTGACCGCCCTACAGTGCCAGATGAACTGGTCGAACGGGCCATGCCGAATTTGTCCATCAAGCCCTTGAGCATATTAACCTCAAATTGTTATTAAGCCGCGCTCTTCATACACAGAGTCAGCGCTATTCAGTTGACCAGCCTTCGCCGCACCAATTCCCATCGCTAAAGCAACAGCGCCATCAATCCGGCCTGTTGCTTTGCGTTTATCAAAAACCTTATTTCCCACGCCACTCGGGTCTTCACGAGCGACCACAGAAGAGACATTCCAACGCAACACCGGATTAATCGGCGTTACAAAACGCTCTTCAATAATTGCGTTTTCGAACTCTTCGATAGATCCCGGCATCCAGAGCGGGTTTTCCTTAGGCTTCCCATGTTCATCAAGAATATGATCGCCGCGAGCGTCCTTTAATGCGCCGCCACGCCTGAACCCTTGAGGGTGTTCAATCATCGGTGGGTCTATACCTAAATCTGCGAAATCGTCTTCAAGCTCTTTAAATCTGTATCGATCATAAGCAACGGCTTGTAGGTCAAAATCTTCCATAATTTCGCCAAGCCTTGCCCCGATAGACTCAAGCTTAACAATCTTGCCATCAGTCGCGTTTAAGTAACCTTGCTCGACCCATTGTGGATAAGGCACCCTGTCTTGATCAGCTCTGTGCTTCATGGTCGCGCCCGGCGTCCAAAACTCAACAAAGCAGTGGTATTCATCCTTTACCGTAAAAACCAAAGCCAGAGCGGTTAAATCCTTGGAATAGGACAAATCCAGACCAGCCCAGCATGGCTTTCCGATATAGTCAGAAAGCCGCACATCCTTTTCACATGCATCCCACGCCTGCTTTGATACCCACGCGCTTTCAGCATCTGTCCATCTGCAAAAATTCAGCCTAAGAACCGTGTTTTGTTTCCCTGGCATCGCCCTTGCCGCTGCGACCTGTGATCTCAGATAATCCTCTTTGATCGTAATCCCTAATGTGGGGTTAGCCTTTGCCCAGCAGCTTTCATCAGTGAACGGATCGTCATCATCATCAAGCGCGGCAATGTAGGTAAAGAAATCATCGTCGATTACATCACCCTTACAAATTCTCGCGCCGTGTTCGTGCTGCTCCCAACAAACTGTTGTCCGGTCTGATCCGCTGTTTGTAATCATAAACAACAACGGCTGCTCGCGCCCCTTAAAGCCAGCCTCAAGCATTTCCAGGCAAGTTCTGTCCTTATGCTCATGAAGCTCGTCCACCAAGGCGCAATATGGTCGCGGCCCTGATTGCCCGTTGTCGTTCGATATGGCCTTAAAAAATGATTCCGTTGGCAAGTGCGACAACTGCCAAACCGGATTGCCACCCGATCTGGTTAGTCTGTTACTCAGGTTAGGCGAAGCATTGACCATCGAAACCGCATCGCGAAACAGGATCATTGCTTGATCTTTTTTTGTTGCCGCCGCGTAAATCTCTGCCCGCTGCTCTTTATCAGCGGTCATCATGTAAAGACCAATACCCGCAGCCAGTGGCGACTTACCTGATCCCTTCCCCGTTTCTATATAAGCAGTTCGAAAGCGACGATTTCCATTGTCCTTCTTCCAGCCAAATAATGACCCGACACAAAAGGCTTGCCAGTCAGCCAGTTCAAAAGGGACAACCTCTCCAAGTCGTAAATCGAGAACCGTCAGGACAACCCGAAAGTAATCAATCACCCTTGCGGCGGCTTCATAGTCAAACCACAAACCTCGCTTATGCCCGTTTTGCAAATCATCCAAGTGGCGCTTGCAAGCCCCTCTAACATGTGGGCCAGCCGGAAAATCACCGTCAACAACACCTTGCGCGTATGCAGTCGCCCGATCAGTTATTAAAGAAGCTGTCTGCCGGGTCTTCTTTTTTGCCATCAGGTATTGTTATCTTTGTCCTGTCTGCGGGCGTTCCACCCATCGCAGAGATACACATTCTAAGTTGGTTTATTTCAGCGTTCGTCATCTCTTCGCGATTAATCAGCTTGCACCGAAGCACACATGCGATTTCCATCAAAACCCGATCAGAAGCAGCAAGCCATGGGAAGTCTTTCTTGAAACCTTCCCATATACCGCGTTCGTCATCGTTCATAAATTCGGACGGCTCACCGAGCGGCACAATTCCATCAGGCTCGGACCTGTTTTCGAACCGACCTTTGTTTTTCTGGTCCTGTCCCGTTGCCCGCGCCTTAGCTAACGGCGTTCTGTGGTTGGGCATTACCTAAATCCCGAAAATCTGAACTGTGGCGCTGAAAATGTAACTCCCCTCGGCGCCTCTTCTC